CTCCGGAAAAACCTACGAGGAAATACTGGAAAAAGAATTATTAGGGGCCGCCGGCGAGCTGGCATTCGCAAAGGCATTTAACCTTTGTACGGACTTCGGCGTCCGTTCCGGAGAGGCCGACTTCTACCTCCATAGCAATAAGACCGTCGACGTGAAGACAATAGACTCGCCGACTAGCAATCTTCTAGTCCGATCCAAGTCGAACCACTACGACGTTTATGTTTTAATCGAAAAGATAGGCTACATAATGGAAGGCCAGTTTGTCATTCGAGGCTGGGCAAGCGGGGATGAGGTTAGAGCTTCGCCGGTTGGGGATAGAGCGGTCGGCTGCCATTTCATCGACCGGGGCAACTTGCGGGTCGTCGATTCCAATTGCCCAAATTTTTTCGAGGCGGCTAATCGGTCGGCGAGCCGGCAGCCCGGCGAACCGGACCCCCCTCCCCCCCTGCCTGAGCCAAAAAATGCGTTGCACAATCCGCTCGAATGTGGCCGTTGTGCAGGCTGATCTGCGTAAAGTGCTGATAATCAACAAAGGCAAACTTCGCACAAGAGTGATTATGTCTAATTGTCTTTTTGGGTGCAGGTATTTATAAACTCTTTTAAACTACATGCACCGATTACAGAGCCATGCCTACTAAGAAGAAACGAGTCCACTACGAAGCTAGGAATCTACCTGCCCAGATGACAGTCGAGGAGACTTGCCCGAGTGTCTACACTGCGGCTGGCTTGAAGGAGAAACGCCCGGATGCCTACGCCGGCATCGTTCAAGGGCTGGTCGAAGGTACGCCGCTGACCCGGCTCAAGGCCAAGTACAAAGTTTCGCCGAATACCATCGCAGTAGTCCGAAGCCGGGAGAAGGAGATCATCGCCCAATGCAAGCAGGTGATGCAGGGGCTAATCGGATACGCCGCTCAATCCTCGGTGGAGAAATATATCGAACGCCTCGAGGCCGATAAGATTCCGGATGGAGTACTGCCAATCGCCACGGGTATATTAATAGATAAGGCGAGGGCGGCGGACGGCGAGCCTTCGCAGGTCATCGAGGTCAAGCGAACCGTCACGCTGGACGAGGTCAAGGCCGAGCTGGATGAGATGAAGCGGGCCGAGGTGATCGAGGCTGAAGTGGTGGACCTGCCGGCAGACCCACCTACTCCGGCAGACCCAGCCTCTCCACCTACTCCTTCCGATCCGCCCAAGTCCTGACCGGTCCGACCGGGTCTGAACCTGTTTGCCGGGTCTGATCCGGCGTTTCGGGAGTCGCAAAGAGGCGGCTTTGCGAGGAATCCTAGTATTCATGCAGGTTTTAGGTGGTCGGCTTTGCGAGACTTTGCGAGGACTTTGCGAAGTCGAGTCGCAAAGCAAAGCCCTATATATATTCTTTGCTTTGCGAGGGCTAAGATTTTGCAAGGCATCGAGGTGGCGGGCGGCATTAAATGCCCGCCGCCACGTTCCAACTGGGCTTTGCGAGCGGCAAACTATATAGGCGCGCGCCTTTTTAAGTGTGCGCCTATATAGTTTCTAATCCGACCACGTACGCAAAAGCGTACATGTCTAATTGAAGTCCGGCCGAATAAATGCATGGTCCGCCGCCGGACTCCTGCCGGCCAGCGGAGCGATGTTGAGAGTTCAAGTTGTTTCGTTATGGATCTCTTTGTTAGGGGTAGTTCGTATTGCGGGCCTCCGGCGAGCCGGCAAACCGGCAGAAGCGAGTGCCTGTCTACCGAGTGGATGGATACAGGGAAAGCGAATTAGAGGGTTGACAGGTTGACCTGTAGGAGTAAAATTCACTTACCAGCCCTACCGGGAATCTCGGTCATACTTGGCCAGCCTGTTGCCTCCGACAAGGCCGGCTTTGTCGGCAGAGGCCGTCTCGACAAAACGTTGTGGCCTCCTTAGAGGGTCCACAACGTCTCAACGTCCTACCGGCAGGCACTGGGTATGCATGATTCCCTGTAGAAAAAGCAAGACCGGAGAAAGCCTGTGCGAAGCCCGAAGGGCGAGCCATGCCCGGATATCCGGATCAGCAGGCAAAGCGTCAAAGCGTCAGGCCGGAGAGCCGGGAGTCCGAAGACTCGCGGGCTAGGCGGAAGCGAGGCTTACCCGTGTTTTCATGTGCCGGCAAATTCGGAGGAATCCCTCTGATTTACTAGGAAAACGGGGGGGCGATAAGGGGGTGGGCCTTATTGCCCCTTTGACAGGCGGGATGTTCCGATAAGGTGGGGGGGGCTTATTGGTACGTTGACAAGCAAATACGGAACGGTTCGTCTGTCAAAAAGTTCGGACAGGCTGAGTATCAGTCGTTTAGGGGAATCGAAGGATTCAGAAGGGCTGGCCTTCGGAGGCTCCGGGCTTCGCGCCGTCCCGCTTCCGCTCGTAGGCTTCCAGCTTGGCCGGGTTGTAAAGGTCGTCGGGATCGAGGTCGTTCCGCTGCTTGAAAGTCGGGAAGGTAGTTTCCACTACGATGGAATCCGGGCAAGTGGCGTAGCGAGTCATTGGCTCTACGGTCAGGCAATCCTTCTCCATGTGGCGAGTCAGCATGACCTTGGCGTCCGGATCGCGGGCGAATGCCCCGGAGCCGGCTCCCCGGTCGATGGCGTCGATGTCCGACTTGTTTCCCTTGGAATAATGGTGGGCATAGACGATGGCCGTTTCCGTTTCCTCGGAAAACTTTTCGATCTCTCGAAGGATGAGCGTGACGTCGGCCACGGAGTTCTCGTCTAGGCCGGCGGCGGCTTTATAGTAGGGATCGACGATGACTAGATCATAGGCTTTCTGCCGGCCGCTGACCAGAAGATGCTCTTTGAGGCGGGCGAACTCGTAGCAGGAGCCGCGAAGTGGCCAGTAGTGGAAGTTCGGCTGGCGTCCGAAATTCAAAGCCTTTTTAATCATCTGTACCCGACCGGCGGCCATACGACTGAGAAGCTCGAAATCCATGTAGAGGACTCGACAGGGCTTCACTACCTCGATGCCCATCCAGCTCGTCCCTTGGACGGCGGCTAGGCCGAGGTTCATGAGGGTCCACGTCTTGCCGGCCTTCGAGCTGCCTTCCACCGACATCCGGCATCCCTTCCAGAGCAGGTCTTTCAAAATTTCCGGAGGCATAGGCTTCTCGGCCTCCTCCATAAGGCGATCCCAGTCCCAGATTTCGGGCAGGGGCTTAGTGGCTGGAGGTATGTCCGAGGGATGGGCTACGTAGGGCGTCTGCTCGGTGAAAGTCTGGGCCTGCTGGGGCTGGCCGGTCGTCTGGCTCGGCTGGCTGGGGACTGGAGGATTGGCGATAGCGTAATTTATCGCATTGTAAAGCTCATGGTTCGGAGGAATCTTCATTTAGTCGGGAATGATATAGGATGGTCTGTCTACCTTTGCCGGGGCGAGTGCCTCCGGGCAGGCGTGAAAGTTGGGTGAATCGCTCGAAGGCCGGATCGCCTCCTAGCCTTTGGGAGGCATCGAGAAACTCGCGGGCCTTGTCCCGATGGTTTTTCATCGAGTACCATGCATGTAGGCTTTTGCCGGCGGAGAAAGTTACAAGCTTGAGCGGGAGGATTTCGCCGAGGGCTAAGATTGGGCCGACCTGCTGATCAAAGTCTACGCCGGGATCGTCCATCTCGTGGACCATGTAACGCCAGCCGGAGGCGTGTTCCTTTCGTCTGGAATCCGTTCCGGGCTGGAAGACATTCGGGCAAATAAATTCGTAGCGAGCTAGGTCCGGGCAAGCCGACCATTCGAGGGCCGTCTTGACCGAGCCTTCCGAGTCGAAGGCGTTCTTGGCGATGGAAATCCATTCGTCCGGCTCGAACAGGTCGAGCAGGAGTTCGCCGGTTTTGTCTCCGTAAAGGAAGTCCTGACAGGATTTGACCTTTAACATCTCGACCGAACCCGGCTTGCCGTAGTGTTTTGCTACATCTCCTGTCGGCTCGACCGACTCCCGGCGAGGGCCAATGCCCACGTCGTCCCGAGCAATTCTGGCGTAAGCCCCAGCCAATGCATTCGTCAGCTCGGCGGGTTGGAGGGGACGCCTTTGGACGTTGGCCAAAATCTTTTCGCAGTAGGCATATGCCTCGTCAAATTCCGGAAGCACTTGGGCCACTCGAAGCGTAAAAGCTAAAATAAAATTATGATAGCCAGTAGCCTCGTAATTCTGGAGGAAGTTAATAAACGGACTATTTAGTTTCATCGCATATGGTATTAATAAATTCGGAAAGCGTACCGCCGTGGAATCGCCGAAGTTTTCGCAGAGCCGACTTCTCGGCTCGCTGAATGGTTCGCGGGGAAAGCCCGGCAGTCTCGGCGATTTCCGAGGCGGAAAAGGGCTTGCCCGGATTCCGGCGAAGCATGTTCGCTATTCGAGCGTCTGCGGCCATACGCTCTACATCTCGTCGTCGGGGCATAGGCAGGTCGTTCCTTCGGCTACGTCGTCATCGTGCAGGGTCGTCCCGCATACTCGACAGGTTGTCCAGCCCTCGCGGGCTTGGCGGTCGAGCCAGTCCTGTTTTATGTCGTCCGGGTCGGCGTGTTCGTCGGTCATACTTCCACCTCCCCGTCGATCAGCTCCTCGGGCAGGCCGAGTTCCGATATATGGTTATCATTTGATACTTCAAATCCCTTTCGGCTTACCCGGTAAACCTTTCCGCCGGCGTTCCGGATAGCCACGGCTTCGTTTGCGAAGCGAACGTCGTCGAAGATGACCTTGCTGTCGGTATGTAGAAAATACTCGGCCTCCCGCATGGCTGCCTTTACCCAGATGTCCAGGTCGACCGATGCCCTGCCCCATTCCGTTCCGAGCGTCTGGAGCATAACGCGAGCCGTTATACCCTCGGGGAAGCCCGGAAGCTGGTCCTCCTTCCGCTCTCCGAGCCAGTCGCCCGGCGGTAGGATTTGCTTGAGCATTCGCTTGATAGGGCTGGCGAAGGAAAGTACTCGGGCGTCCTGTAATTTCGCGAAGGTCGTTTTGCCTACGCCTTTCGGGCCGCAAAGGCCAATTAGTCGTTCGTTCATGTTCATCTTGGTAATGGGAAAAAAACTGCAAATACGAAGCCCGTCAAAATCCAGACCCAGACGGCGATGGCTAAAAGGAATAAACCCCAGTAGATGGCGTACTCGAAAAAGCGTTTCATCAGTAGTGCTTCCTAATCTCGCCCTCGGCAGCCAACGGCAGTCCCTCCGCCCACGCCGGGGCTTCGCTCATAAGGTTAACCAGAAGGTCGAGGGCCGCCTGCCCTTCCGACTCCGCCACTTCCACCGTGATGGAGTCATGGACGTGCAGGCAGACCGGCAGGCCGGCGGCTTCCGCCTTGATCAGCATCTCGCCGAAGACGCAACGAGCCGTGGCCTGAACGAGGTTCTCTACTAATAATCCAGAATAAATCTTCTTGCGAGGTCCGCCCTTGACCGTAGCCGCCGACATTTCGTCCTTCTTGCCGGAGAACTCGACGTCCCAATAGCGAATCGGCTTGCCGGATCGAGTTTCAATAACTGCGCACTCCGGCTCGTTCTTGGCCTCCCGGCGAACAAATGCCTCGACCTTTTCCCATA